TGGCTTGGGGGTCATGCTGTGACTCCTGTTGCTTTGGCGATGGCAAGTTGTCCGGAAATTTGGGCATCTGACCAGCGTTCGCACCAGCCGGGGATCTTGTCGGTGTTGGGCCAGACGCGCAGAAGGGTTTGCAGCGCCTCCAGCAACTCAGGCGCGGCGGCAATCAGGCGGGCATTGGCCAATACAACAGAGCGCTCGTAATCTGGTGGCGATAGGCCTTCCTGTCCCGGCGTATGAGTGGCGCCCATCTCACAAACAATATGTTCGCCATCCGATCCCCATACACTGCCGCGATAACCACATTTGCAGCTTTCGTCATGCTCTTTGCTTTTGAGGTGATGGCAGAGCAACCAAGGCCCCGATGTATGCGCGCCGCTCATCGCACCACCTCGCCACGGCTGTCTATGGTCACAGGGCCAGTAACAGGCTTTGCGCGTGGGAGGGTCTTGCGGGCCTTTACTACGAAGTCTTCGTTGCCGGGCTCATTGCGGATGGGCCTCAGTCGGGCATCCTCAATACTGCCGAAAGACAGAAGCCGCTTGCTTAAACCGAGACTGCCGATAACTGGGGCGCCGACTACTGCGACCAACCACCATCCTTCGCCATAAATGCTTTGATGCCGCACCTCGACCATGCGGCCTAAGTTGGAGCCACGCACGATCACAGCCAAATCTCCGGGTTTGCAGTTCATGTCTCTCTCCTTGGGTATATGGGGGTTAGGCGGCACGACCAAGCAAAACTCGCTTGAGTGCGGCGTTCTCTTCCTGCGCAAGCCGAAGGCGCTTTTCCGTCTCGGTTTCAAGGTGTCGCAAGCTGTTCAGGTCATAGCCGCGTGCATGCAGCAACCACATCAGCGGCACCTCATTGCCCGCCAAGTCCATGAACAGGTTCAGCTTGTCGTGCGGGAAGTTGTGCGGGCTGGCACCCATGATTCGTGACCACTGGGCTTGGTCCTTGACGATTCCGTCAGGGCCGTAGAACTGGGCGTCATCCTTGCCGCTCAAGGTCTGGCACAGTTGGAGCGCCTTGGTCATGGTCGGCTGCTTGACGATCAGCGCGGGGTCTACCGCCTGAACTTGCGCCGTCATAGGGATGGAAAATTGGGACGGGTCAACGTGGTTCATTTCTTATGTCTCGTCATGTCTGGTTGTTTTTGGCAAATAAAAAGAGACTTCAGTCCCTATGCAGAAAACAACTTTCATCCACGTCGCCGAGGCAGCCCTTGCCGGGCTTCCTGCGCGAGTGAGGGGGGATCAGGCGCTTGTGCATTGCTTAGTACTCCATGCCAGCAATAAAGGCCAAGAGAAGCGCCAGATACATGAACGTGTAGTTGCTCAGTTCAATGGCGTAGTAGCCAATGACAAAGCTAAACATGTGAATGAGACAAAAAGCGAGTCGGCGCAAGGTCATGGCTCAGGCCCCCTGCTGCTCTGTGGCGGGCTGTTTGAGCTTGTCCAGCCCCAGCACGCGATCAAGGCATCCGGCGTCGGCTCGGAGCTTTTTCTTGGTCAGCCGCTCGACCTGCAGCTGGCGGGCATCAGGGATGACCCCGGCCCGCACCCAGTCACTGACGGTGCTTTGATTGCAGCCCAGCGCATCAGCCGTCAGCTGCTGATTGCCGTAGTGGCTGGTAACTTGTTCAGGGGTCATGGCGAGATTATGGCACTTGCCATATGGCAGTTGCCATGAATAATAACTATCGCAATGGCAATATCCATTGGATGAGCGAACCAGACACTCCCGGCAAGAGACTTAAAGCCTTACGAATTGGTAAGCAAATAAGTCAGGTGGGATTGGCCGCCATGGTCAAAATCGATCAATCCACCATTTCTGACATTGAGAACGACCGGGGCCTGAGCGCTGAAAACATGATGCGTCTTTGCGAGGCTCTAGAGACAAGCCCGCAATATGTCATGCGCGGCAAGACCGAACAAAACATTCTTTTCCAGATCAAGGAATTACTTGGCACTAATGTCCCTGTCAACAATGCCAGCGCGGGCAAACACCTACCAGCACAGGCCGGCGGCGGGAGAAAAATGGGCGCCCCCGCAAAGGTAGAGCCAGGCATGCAACCAGAACTTACAAGCGGGCAACGAGTGGGAAGGGGTACACCTAATGTCCGTCTTAAGCCTAAGCCAGCATCGAAACAGAGGGCTAATAAAAGCTCTTGAGGCATTCCTTGAATTAGCCAAGGAGGGCCACATTACGGGAGGATGTGGCGTTGTCAAATTTGGCCCCAACGATCACCGCGCCTATGCCTTCGGCGACTATGCCGACAGCCCCGAGCAAGCCCTATCTGCAACCTTTGAACTAGAAAGCGCGCTACGCAGCGATCTAGAGAGCTGCAGACGCTCGAAATAGCCGCTTCAGCAGCGCAATTTCATAGCTAAATAGCCGTGCGCTATCAATCTCTGAAACGAGATTAAATCATTTTCGACCCGGTCTATGGCTTTTGCCATATGGCTTATGCCATACTTCACATCACTCACCCAGAAAGCCAAACGAGTTTCTGAAGGGGTGGGGAGATTTAAACCAACCTGGAGAGAACGAAATGCAAATCGAAATCGGCGGCGCCTACAAGACCCGCTCAGGTGGCCGCGTTTGCATCGAACGCCAAGAAGAAAACGGCGACTTTTACGGCGTCATCTGGAGTGCAAGTGGAGAACGCGACCGCCTTGCTTACTTCTCTCCTAGCGGTCAGTACGCCATGGGTCGTCCGACCGAATTCGACATTGTTGAAAAAGCCACTGCCTAACCCCCAATCTCATGCGCTACGAGCTAGCGCATCGGAGTGGATTTTGGAAGCAAGAGTAAGTGAATAACTGGAGAAGCTGAAATGAGCGCATCTACCGCAACAGCCACCGTTGAATTAACCCCAGCGATGCTGGCGCAGGCCTTCTGGGGTATGGGCAGCGACCAACAGACAGAGTTCTTCCGGGAGCTGAAACAAGTCGTCACCGCTGAATATGCGGCCAATCCGAAGAGCTGGGCATGGGGCCTCGGTGAAATGCAGTGGCTGTACATGGGCGAGGCCATGGAGAAGGATGGGCCCGCACGCGAAATGCTGATGGCAATGGCCGCGCCGCTGTACATGCACACGCTGATGTTCACCGAAGGCCGCGCAGCATGAACGCCCGAAGCCAAGCCTCTTTCGCCGACATTGCCAGCGAGTTCACAAGCGGCAACCCAGCACCGTTTGAAACTCCGGCCCGCGCCCTTGACCGCATCAAAGCACGCACCGAGCTGTTCAAGGAAATAGGCAAAGACATAGCCGCGATTGCTGGCCGCGTGCCAATGGCTACCTCGACGTTTAACGACGATGACCTGTACCTCTACGTCGCCGCGACAAAGCAGTTTGTCCAGCACATCCCCTGCTCTGACCAGAAAGCCAGAGACGCTAAGTACATCGGGGTTCTGGTGAAGGCTGGGCAAACGTGGGCCAAGGGCATGACGGCTAAAACGCTTTCGCTCTGGAAGCCTTCTTAACTCTTACTGGAGGAATTGATTATGAGTGGACAACATACACCGGGGCGCTATGTCCTTTGCGCAGTCGGCGATTACGGCGATTACGAAGGGCGCTGCAGCGTAATCCTTGAGCGCAATGAAGCTGGTGACCTTGACCGTCGCGCTGCAGTTGTCTTGGGCGACACAGCGGAAGACATTGCACTTGCCCGAGTGATGGCCTCCGCTACGAATTTGCTGGAGACGCTGGAAATGATCGCCGACTTTGCCCCGGGCAATGGTGATGTTTGCGAAATCATCGCCCGTCGCGCCCGTGACGCCATCTTCAAAGCCACCTCCTCCTTTACTGATGCTGGGGTGGGTGTATGAGCGGCGACCGGGAACTTCTTGAACTTGCGGCCAAGGCTGCAGGGATTGAGGGGACATGGTTTGCCGGTTATCTGGCGACACACCCCGGACACTTCGGGGTCAACATCAGCCCAGCGGGGCACGATGTCTGGGACCCGCTGAACGATGACGGAGAGGCTCTGCGTTTGGCTGTGAAATTGCAGCTCTCAATCCGCATCGATTCAATCGGCACTGCCGCCCGCCAAAACGATGGGGATGAGTGGCAAGGCGTCATGAGCAACCCTGACCCCGCCGTAGCAACCCGCCGCGCCATCGTTCGCGCCGCCGCTGAAATCGGAAAGGCCATGCCATGAGCACCTACCGCAGCCACTACCAGACCGCCCCAAGGCGCCAAGTCCGGCCCGGGTTTATCGCCCTCGCCTTGCTGGCCGCACTCGCCGCAACCATTTGGAGCCTTCTGTGATTACAGACATCAAGCGCCTATTGCGCCGCCTCACTCCGCTGGAAATGGCAAGCCGTGAACTGGCAGAGGCAGAGCTGCAGAAGCTGACAGCCCAGACCGCACAGGAATACGCCTCCTCGGTTGTCTCTTACAACACCAGCCGAATTGGCCGGCTGAAATCTTTCATCGCATCGCAAACCAAGGACGAGGTGACGACATGACAGAAGAAGTAACCACCAAGCAATCCGCGCAAGAGCGGGCTGCAGCTCAGTTCTGGGCGGCTGGTCAGGTTGCCGGGCCTGAGCCTGAAGTCTCGCAGGGCTATCCGTTTGCCTGGCTGGACGAGATTCTTAACTTCTGGGACCGCCGCACATGGTGGCAGAGGCTTGGCTTCTCCTGCGTGCTTGTCGCGGTTCTGTGGCTGGTGGTTGAGGTTCTTTTGGGGTACAGGAAATGAGCAACATTGCAATTATCAAAGAAGACATCTATTCAACCCGTGAGCGGTTCGAGAAGATGTCGGGCGGCGCTCTGAGCTTTGAGCGTGAGGCCGGGTTCGCCGTGCAAATCGTTGCGGCAAACGACTACGTGATGCGAATCGCCACCGAAAACCGGCAGTCGGTCATCAACGCAGTAACCAACGTGGCGGCTATCGGAATTAGCCTGAACCCGGCGAAGCGTCAGGCGTACCTTGTGCCCCGCGATGGTCGCATCTGCTTGGACATCAGCTACATGGGGCTTCTTGATCTTGCCATCCAGTCGGGCTCCGTGATGTGGGGACAGGCGGAGCTTGTCTATCAGCAAGACCGATTCGAGTTGAACGGATTTGACAAGCCGCCCGCTCATGGCCGTGACCCGTTCTCTAAAACTCGCGGCGAAATTACCGGCGTCTATGTTGTGGTTAAAACCCGCGACGGCGACTACCTCACCACCTGCATGAGCTTGGACGAGGTGTACGACATCCGCGACCGCTCCAGTGCTTGGAAGGCATGGGTAGAGAAGAAAAAGCGCTGCCCATGGGTAACGGATGAAGGCGAAATGATCAAGAAAACGGTCATCAAGCGCGCCTACAAGCTGTGGCCGAAGACGGACAGGCTGGACAACGCCGTGCACTTCCTCAATACCGAGGGCGGCGAAGGGCTTGCAGAAATCGCAAGCGATACGCCGCAGGCGACCTCTTTCCGTAGCTCCCCAACGATGGGGTCTATGGCCATCTTGGATATTGAAGTGCAGAACGTGCTGCGCGACTTGGGCCGCGAGGTCACGGACATCTTCAATGCTGAAGACAGCGGCGCCCCGATTGCCTATGACCGCATTGAGGCCGAAAAGCTGGACTCTGACCAGAAGGTCGCGCTGTGGTCTTGCCTTCCGTCGAACGTGCGCACAGGCCTTAAGAAAGAAGGCGAAACACGACGCGCCGCCCTCAAACCACAAACCGAAAAGGCTTAACAACATGGCATCCCTCAATAAAGTCCAACTCATTGGAAATCTGGGCCGTGACCCAGAAATGCGCTCATTCCCCAGCGGTGACCAGATCGCAAGCGTGACGATTGCCACGACGGAGAAATGGAAAGACAAGCAGACCGGCGAGGCCAAAGAACATGTGGAGTGGCACCGTGTGCAGTTTGGCGGCAAGTTGGCCGAGATCGTTGGTCAATATCTGCGCAAGGGCTCACAGGTCTACGTCGAGGGCTCCCTGAGAACCCGCAAATGGACAGATAAGGAGGGTGTTGAGAAATACGCCACCGAGGTTCGCGCTGACCAAATGGTGATGCTGGGCAGCAAGCCAGACGGGGCGCAAACGGCCGCGCCCGCCAAGCCTGCGCCGCTCAAGCCGTCTCCACCGAATCCTGAATTCGGCGATGACGGCGGGTCTGAAATCCCATTCTGATCTAGCCCCTCCCCATACCACCCCAATAGCACCGAAACGCCAAGGAGATTTGAGATGGAATTCACGGTCAAAAGCAACGTGTCTTACAAGGAGTTAATCGTCCGCGATGGCTCCACGACGATGGAGTCCGGGCTCTTGGATGAGACCGAACGGCGCGCACTTGCCTCCGATCTACAGGAGGCCATTGACGATCTTCTGATGGGCCTTGAGGTGCAGTCATGAGCGCCGCCCCCGCTACACAAGCAGCAGCGAAATTGCCGGAGCTGCCTGACCCGACCTACATCTATCACACGTCCGAAGAGGAAGGCGGCGACGACCTGTTTGAGTTTTCCAGAAGCGGGGCGGTTGATGTTGACGACATCTACGAAGGCGGCGTCTGCACTGAATGCGTGCGGCTCTACACGGGCGACCAAATGCGCGCCTACGCTCTCTCCGCTCTCTCCGCCAATGAGGCTGAGGTAGGGAGGCTGCGGGACCGGTACGACGCGCTTATTACCAAGATTGATGACGCTTGGGCCAACTACGAGCGCATGGGCGAGGTCTGCCCGTTTGAAGGCCAGCCCATGATCTACGCCGCGACTCTGGAAGAAATCCACGAAGCCCGCGCCGCCCTTACTCAAGGAGAGACGAAGTGAGCCAACACGAGCCAGACGAACGTTTGCGCACGGGGCCTTGTCAGGGCTCCTGCGAAGAACACATCGGCGAACCGTCGATTGTTCATGTCGGAGGCTGGGGCTATTTCCGGTATTGCGAAGCCGCAATTGCCGAAGACCGCCGTCGCGGACTTTCTATCACCGAACCAGAAACGGAGAAATCATGACCCAAACAACCCCAACAGCAGCACCAGGCGTTTCGACCCCGCGCCAACTTACGCCTTTTGAGGTGCAAGAGGCCTGGGTGTCCGGAGAGCCGGTTTGCAAAATCAGCGATGTCACCGCCCTTCTGGCAAGTGCAGCGGGCGGGGAGCCACGGGCGTGGCTGACCGAGCATGACAGCGGGGATATGGTCTGGACTGACAAGGCCGAAGCAGAGGCCTACGCCGATGATGCAGGGCCGCTCCCGCTCTACACCGCCCCTCCACCCCCAGTGGGAGAGCTGCAAGGGGTGACGGATGCGGAGGTGCTTGACGTTTCGCATTTCATCTATGGCAAGAGCAATATCCAGAACCTGCCAACCCTGCGCCGCGCTCTCGAATACTTCGTCGCCAGCCGCCCAGTTGCACCGGTAGCAGCAGTGGATGCGGACCCGTTGCAAGGTGCGGCGAACTGGCTTGTTCAAGCTCATCCAGGGCTTGAAGTTCCGATTTTGGCCGGAAAGCTGTCCATTGGCTACAACCGGGCAAAGCGGCTCTATGACGCCGCCACTCCTCCCGAGGGTGGGATAGGAGAGCCATCGTGAGTAAGTTTATTGCGATTCTCACAGAAGAACACGGCGTCCAAGTGCACATGAACGGCGGCCTTTCTGACTATGCCACCCCTTGTGGGCTTGCCCTTGATGGTGATGAATTTTCTGGCCGCGTGGCGGAGTTGCCGGCCAAGCCGAAAGTTACATGCCCTCGATGCAAAGAGCTTTTCGACATCACGGAAAACTTCAAGCGTTCAGATTTCTCGAAAGCCCAATCATGACCACCAACCCCACCCCTGAGCCCACCAAGCCAGCAGCTGATATTGCGGTAGAGGCGGTCTTGAATCGCTTGATGTATTTGGCGGGAGTGATGGCGCACCACGCTTGCGAACTTGCTGCCGCTCCATATTCTAAAACAGCGGCCATACGCCACAGCCAAGCGCACGCACAGCTGAAAGACGCCCTCCGCGCCGCTCTTGCCCGTCCGCAGGAGGTGGCGGTGGTTACGGAGTGCAAGCCAAAAACTGCATTTACTCTTGCCGACCTCAACAAGCTGATTAATTCCGATTCCTGCGACACGACAACGGCCAGCTATGCGGCAGCCATCGTCTCAAAATACGCCGTCCTGCCGTGGGCAGATCATCTTTGGAATGAAGCTATGTCGGGCGAGGAGCCGACTCTCACCGCTTTCGCCAAGGCAGTGATCAACCGTGTGGACGCCGCCAGTCGTGCGCCGGTTGCGGTGGGGGTGGAGCCAGCAGACCCGATGGATACCCCTTTGCCATGCGATGTGACGGTGGGCCACGGCACGATGCGCAAGGGCGTCCCGCTGCGGTCGTTGGTGCTGCGAATGAAATCGCTGTACGAAATGGCGACAGGCAACAACGCCGACGAGGTGGCGAACCGCACGCCCGTGGAACGCCAAGCCCTGTGGGACAAATCGCCGCTGAACCTGATGAATTACGAAGTGGGCGGCCGCTTCAAACCGAAACTCTCGCCCGAGGCGCAAGCCCTGTCCGACCAGCTTAACGTGCATTCCGCCACAGTCCCTGCGAACCATGATGCAACCAAACTTTTGGAGAATATTTATGCTTTTCTTGTCTCTGTTTGTCCGGAAGGTATCGCTGATGAGGCGTTTCGTATCGTCCCCGATTCGCTACTGTCGGATTCGGTCCGCACAAAGATACTATCGCTACACCCTGTCCAAGGTGACACGCATGGAGAGCGTGTGGGACTTGCGGGACAAGATCGCCAAATTGGAGGACGAACTGATGGCGCTGTAGTACCCGCAGGGGTGCAGGGGGATGCGGCGCGGCTGGCGCATTTGGCCGATGACGCGCCCTTCAGCCAGTGCACGGCCTGCGGGCGGAGGTCTTGGGCGGAAAGCGCCCCGAACAACCCATGCGGGATGCTTCAGCCGGATACAAGCCGGTGCGACGGCACTATGGTCGCCGCTCAGTCCACTAAGGGAGCCTGACATGACTGAAATCGTCAATGAAATCTTGACCGTCAAAACCGTTGTTATGGATGATGGCCCAACCGTGAAATGCCCGCATTGCAAAGCATGGGTTTCCCTTGATCGGGGCGACCCACGCGGCGAGCAGTACCAGCACAAGGCTTGCGGCGGCTGGTTTGATGTGTCCAGCACCGCACGAATTCAATTCCACAACCCCGGGGACTGACATGACGCAATCAATACCCCAACTGCCCGAGCTGCAGCCCTGCCCGTTCTGCAATCACCCAGTGCCCAAAGACCTGAGCGATACGCTGTATCCGAGCGGCGGCTATTGGCGTGAGTCGGAGTTTGGCCGTCACTACTTCGGCATCAAGGAAAGCCGGGAGGGCGATGGCGAGTGCTGGGGGATGAATTGCACGCAATGCATGGGTGGTTGTGGAGCGCGCATCAATGGGGACTCCATGGAAGAGGCAATCGCCAAATGGAACACTCGCGCCTCACCCCCAAGGGGGATGACTCCGCTGACGGTTACTCGAATCAAGGAGGTTTTGGCCGACTGGGAAATGGAGTTGACCGATACCGAATTGACCTTGATAACCCGCGACATAGAGCGCGCCCACGGCATCCCCACTCCTCCTGAAAACGGTGATTCCCGTGTATCAGATAAGGGGGTAGATCATGGGTGAACTTCATCAAAGCCAACTCGCGCCAGAGGCGAACAAGTTTCATGTCGGCAACAGCGCGGACGGCAAGCATTACTGGCTGACGCCCCCGGACCTGTACGCAGAGCTGGACGCCGAATTCAAGTTCGATTTCGACCCCTGCCCGTTCCCGCTTCCCCAAGGTTGCGACGGTCTGACGTGCGAATGGGGGCAGTCCAGCTACGTTAATCCGCCCTTCGGATCCATTGTCCACCAGGGCAAGAAGAAGGGGCCCACCGCATGGGTACGCAAAGCCATCATCGAACAGCAGAAGGGCAAGCGCGTGGTACTGGTCTATCCGGTGGATAAATGGGTGCTGATGCTAATGCATGCCATCCTTGGCGACCATCTACAAGTCCGCAACCTGGGCGATGTTCGCTGGCACGCCACGGAAGACGGCTCCCAAGGGAAAGGCACCGGTCGGCACATCGCATGCTTCGTGCTTGAGCCAGCCATTTGCGCGGGAGATAAAAAAGCATGCCGTCATCCGATGTGCGATGCAAAAACCTGTTTGTCCCGTGTATCAGCGCCTGGGGCGGTGGAAGGGGGGCGGAATTGACCTATATTCAAAAAGTAGTAATCGGCAATGCGACTTTGTATCAAGGCGAGGTACTGCAGGTTCTCCCGCTGGTGCCGGTCGCCGATCTCGTTATTGCCGACCCGCCCTATGGCATTGGCGAATCTAAAAAGCGCAACACCAACCGTGCCCACAACGTCCCTGTTTGTGCCAAAAACCGCAAAGGCACATTCGTACCTTCGACCGATTACGGCGATTTCGATTGGGACAAAAACCCGCCCACCGCTGAAGAAGTTGAGGCGACCATAGCAGCCGGCACCAATTGCATTATCTGGGGCGCAAATCACATCGGCATGCCCCCGGCCTCAAAATGGCTGTGCTGGGACAAGTTGAACAGTGGTGACTTTGCCGATTGCGAGTTGGCTTGGTCAAACCTGCCCGGCGCCGTTCGCATCTTCAGGCATATGTGGAACGGCTTCCTGCGCGACTCCGAGAGCGGAAGCCCGCGCGTACATCCCACCCAGAAGCCTATAGCGCTCATGGGCTGGTGCATTGAGCAAGCGGGCACCCCAGAGAGCATAGGCGAGCCATGGATGGGCTCAGCGCCTGCGGGTTGCGCCGCTATGTCCCTTGGCTTGTCCTACTGGGGCATTGAGCGCGACAGCCGCAATTTCGACATTGCATGCAAGCGCATAGAGCAAGCCCACGCACAGGGCCAACTATTCGCCCCGGTGGCACCTAAACCCGAGCAGGCCTTACTCTGCTTGGCCACCCCTGGGCAAGCTCAAGGGGACGATCATGGAACGAATTGAAAAGCCATGGCGACTTCACGTTCGCGGCTACACCCGCGCTTTCGTCCGCGCTCCGAGCGGCTTCCGCCTACGGTTCGTGCTATGGCTTCGCGGATGGAGGCACACTCATTACCCCTGGTGGACGAAGCCGGGGCCGAAGCAACGAAGGCTTGAGTCCGGGCAAGCTCAAGGAGGGGCCGAATCGTGAGTGGAATAACCCTGTCAGAAGCTGAATTGGTCGCAATCACTGGCTACGAGCTGGCCACGAAGCAATTGAACGTCCTGCAAGCGCGGGGCTTTCACCGGGCGTTTATCGACCGCAACGGCGCCTTGGTGCTTGAGCGCGCCCACTACGAAGCCGTCTGTCAGGGGCATTCCGAGAAGCCCCGCAAGAGCGCTAATATCTCCTTTTTGCACAAAGCCGCAGCATGATTCGCCGCCGCGCCACCCCTGATGGTCTACCGTTCCGCGTATACGAGCGCCGGGGCGTGCGCGTGTACAGCATTGGCTACAAGATGAAATCCGGAGTCTGGGCGTTCCGCTACGAATGCCCGATTGATGACATTGTGCAGATCGCCAAGCTACGGCGCAAGGCGATTGAAGAATCGGTGAATGTTGATGCCGATGTGCCTACAGGCGGCTTTGCCGGGCTGGTGAAGGCGTGGTTCAAATGGCAGGAGGAGCTGCCCGCCAGCGACCTGCGCAAGCGCGCACAGTCAACCATGGACGCCAACAAGCCGGAGGCGGAGAACCTGGTTAAAGCCTTCGGCCACCTTGAGCCCGACGAAATCACCAAGGCCATGGGGTACGACTACCTTGAGGCCTGCGTGCAAGCCGGCCGGCCCGAGAAGGGCAACAAGGAGATTGCGCTGGGCCGGCTGATTCTGGAATTCGGCATTCGCAAAAAGATGCTGGTGGTCAACCCATTCGACAAGCTGACCAAAAACAAGACGGTAAAGAACAAGCGCCTTGTCACCGCCGTGGAAATGGATCTTGCCGTTGAAGTGGGCCGCAAGTTCGGCGGTGCCCGTCACATCGTGGCGATGGGCCTCAAGACCGCCTGGCTGTGCGTTCGCCGTTCTGTCGAGGTTCGCGGCATCAAGCGCGACGGCATCCGCGAAGACGGCATTCTGTGGGAAGACGGCAAGAGTAAGACCAAGGCAAAGATTTTGATTGAGTGGAGCCCCGATCTGCGAGAAACTATCACCGAGGCCCTGAGCATCAAGCGCAACAAGGTCGCCGGAACGATGTTTGTGTTCGGCAACATGCAAGGCCAGCGCTACACAAAGGGCGGCTGGAAGTCGATGCTTGATGACCTGATGCGCGAGTGCGTGAAGGTTGCCGCAGAACGCGGGATTGAGTTCAAGCGCTTCAGCCTGCAAGATTGCCGGCCGATGGGCGTAAGCGGGAAGCTGGAGCGCGGCGACACCGACACCAAGAACGCCACCGGCCACACCAGCGACAAGATGATTTCAACGGTTTATGACAGACGCCCGGTTAAGCGGGCAACGCCTGCGGGCTGAAAGGAAAGAAGTGAACACCGAACATACCCCCTCATTGGCTGAATCGGACCTGACAGCCTACGCCAGAGCCATGCGGACCGGAAACGACGCGAGGGCTGTTGATATTGAGGTGCGCTGGGGTCTGTACGGCTACACGTCAGAGGTCGTGTCTGACGTACTCGCATGTGTCGCAACGGGGCTGAAGCTCGACGCCGCCATAGACGAAGTCATCCGCGCACCTGATGGTTTCTAATTCCAAAAACCAAAAAGCACATTCCAAAGTTAGCATGCGCTCTCTGAAATGTGCCGTAAAACTGGCGGAGTGGACGGGACTCGAACCCGCGACCCCCGGCGTGACAGGCCGGGACCAAAACCCAGCAAACATGCGGAAAGTAGCCTCTTTCCAGATTCCAAAGTCCCCCATAACGGCCCAGCATTCATGCGGGGCGGCGACTGGCTATTCCAAAGTTTTTTAAGGAGATGACATGCATGAACAACGCCTTTACGACGCGCTCAAGCGTATCGCCGCTTACGACTCGCCCGACAAGCTCCGGCAGAACAGCCAGAAGCGCTACGGCATTGATGCTGAGGAGGCAATCGAGGGCGCCTACGAAAACGTCTTGCAAGAGGCCAAGGACGCCATCAGGGGCATGCGCAGGCCCTCACTAATGCCTAGCACCATAGGCAAATCACCGACAAGGAGTGAGTGATGACAAATTACGAGTACAAGTGCACGCAGCCAGACCTGCCGCCGGATGCGAAAAGCCCGATCATGGATTCCAGACAAATGACGGACTGGCTTAACGAGCAGGCATCGAGGGGTTGGCATTTCGTCAGCTACGGGCAAAAGCACTGGACTAACGGAACCATTCAGGACTGGTGGGTAATGCGCCGCGAGGTCAGCCCCTGACCCCGCTATGCTTTTGGCATGCAGTACACCGTCTACGAGGTCTACCGGGAGGGAAAGGAGCTACCTGAAAGCCAGTGGGTGAAGGTGGTCGGGGAAAGCGGGAGTATTCACAGAGGTGGCTTTGCTTTCCGAAGGTCTAGGCGCCTTCCGGGAATGGCCAGCTCCTCCGCTTTGGCTTGGGAGCCCTCCATGGGCCACATTGGAACCATGCGGCGTAACCCACTACATGAAGGACGAGCAGACCGCCGTTTATCACGATTGCAAATAGCGGCTCACCAAGCACAATACTTCGGATCAAACTTGCGCACACCACAAGGCACACCGTCACCGCTGCCACTCGGCTCGTCATGGCGAGATAGTACATAACCAGAAACATCAGCCCAGCGATTATTCCGAAGTAGTTCAGTGTCACGAATAGTGTGTGCATAGATTTTCCATTAGCCCTCAGAAAGGCCAGCCCTTGTATTTCGCGCGATGAGGCTGGTTGTCTTGGTAAATTTGATAGGCGGTGACAACGGTGGCCGCCAAGATGCTCATGAGCCACACCACGCAAACAAAGCACAAAAAGTAAAGAAAGTAAGTCGTTCTCTCATTAAAGGTGATCGCGATTTGGAGAAAGTCGATCTGCGCTTGGAGAGGATCAATCTTGGCTGGGCTCATGGCATTCCTTCAGGAAGACTTGATTATCCGCCTGATTCAGGTGAGGCACAAGACGCCGTAAACTACGCGGCATGCGTCTCCTCATCCTCGCCGCTCTTTGGCTGTCACTGCACGCCATAGCCGCTCCAGAGCCTCTACAGCAGGCCAAAACCCCCGAGGGCTACCGCTACGGCTGGATAGGCGCAATGCCCAAGAAGCCCATGCCAGTGGTTCTGTTTCTCGGTGGTCAGCTCGAATACAACATCAGCGACCCGCCACAGGCAAAAGCAGTCGAGATTCTGTGCAAGCGCGTGCTGTGCCTGACCATTGACAGCCCAGCCGAGGGCGAGGATTTGCCGGCATCCAAGGCGCGCTCCATGGTGTACTGGGCGCAGAGCCTGGCGGCAAAGAAGGACTTCACGGGGGATTTTGTTCGCCGGGCAAATGTCGTGCTGGACAAGCTGGCGAAAGATGGCGCTGTTGACCGAGAGCGCGTCGGGGTGTTTGGAACTTCGCGGGGCGGGTTTCTTGGCCTGCACCTGGCGGCTTCTGACAAGCGAATCAAGGCTGTAGCGCTTTTCTCGCCCGTCACCAATCTGGCGGTGCTGTCTGAGTTCATCCCGACGAAAGCCGGTGCGCAGAAGTTCACAGCAGCGAGTCAATCGAAGTTCGCCGCGAAGCTGTACCAGACCCCTATTTGGCTGACCATCGGCACAGCAGACGCCCGGGTAGGCACTCAGGAGGCGATTGATTTCAGCCAGTTGATGCTCAAGGCGGCAGAGTCCAAAGGCGTGCCGTCAGTGTTCGAGCTGCACGTCAGACCAGCAGTCGAGCATCGCACGCCAGAAGGGGCCTATGCAGAGGCGGCGGAATGGATGCTCAAGCACCTCGCGCCCGCGAATACTCCGGTCAGATCACCGGCGCAATAGGGTATTAGTTACCCCCGCTCACTGCCCGTGAGGAGTATCTTGAAAGGCTAACTTTTGGAGTTTGCCATGCGAGATTTAAGCACTTTGCCTTGGTGGCAACTTGTGGCTTTGGGGGTGTTTATCGGAGCGGCCGGGCTGGCGTTTATCCAGTGGCTGCGCGATAGGTCGAAGAAGTGACTATTTGGCAGGCGCGGCGGCAAGCATCCGGGTCTTCTCTTCGCTCTGGCGAGTGGTCCCCAGCCAGAAGGCCACGGCACTACCTGCAAACCCGCTGAGCTGGCCGATCATGTAAATGATGAGGTCGCGGTTTGCATCAGGGATGGGGACGAACAACAACGCCACCAGCGTGCCGGCAAAGGATGACAACACGCCCGCCGTGATGACCGCAGGCATGAACGACTTGTTTTCCATCTGCATCTTGCGGGCGCTGTCGCGGTCTGCGGCGGCGATGGATTCCAGATCCTTGACGCTCTGAAAGCCCAAGGCCTGCATTTGCAGGGAAAACCGCTGGTCGGCCTCTTTGAGCGCAAGCAGGGTTTCCGGGCTTGCACCCATCACCGCACCCTTGACGGCCTCCATGGTCTTGTCGGACAGCCCCAGGGCGTTTGCGGCAGCTTCTACCGCCATGCCGCCCAATGGGCCACCAATAGCAGTCCCGATCCACGGGGCGACGGTTGAGATGATTTTTGTCCAGTCCATATCAATTGTCCTGTGCTGCGTAATCGAGTTGACCAGCTACGCGATTGGTCCAGCCCTTGCCATAAGTCGGCCAGGTGCTGAGGGATGTATAGAAGCGCAAACGGAAGGAGTTGAACTTCAGCAGGAGGTCGTTAAGCTCCGTCCGCTTGACGGCAGCGATGGTGAGCGGGCCAATCTTTCCGTCTTGCGCCACGCCAGCGGCGTACTGGAGCGCCTCCCGCGCCTTCCCCATGCCGGCGTTTACGGCAAAGTCCCACATCTGATAGACCACCGGGGATGGCAATTCATCCGCGCCGATCTTGAGCCACCAGTCACGGTAATAGATGGCCTTAGCGCCTTCCAGCGTCAGGCCTTTGATATCGATGTCGCCATAGGTGTTCGCTGCAATGCCGTACTTTGTACCCTTCAGCTCGCCAACGTTGACGCGGCCACCAGTCCAATTACCCGGGTCTTTGAAGTCGTCGCTGAATACGCCCTCATGGCCAATGAGTCGATCAAATGCAGCATCGAAGTTCATAGCGAATTCACCCCGGCCTTGTAGCCTTCGCTGTAGAATTTTCGCGCCAGCATCGACAGCTCTTTGACGGTCCACGCCGTACAACCTTCAGCCTTGCATGCGGCCTCTTCGTCTTTGTCCATCGTTACGCCAGTGGCGCAGCCGGTCAGCATGAAAATCGCGATCAATAAGGTTTTCATTTGTCTGCCATCCTTCTTTCGTGTTCCACCTGGGCTCTGCGGTCTGCCGCCTCTTCCCTGCGGTCCTGCTTTCTGCGGTAGTGCCACTGGATAAAAAGGCCAACCACGCCGATAATTGCGCCGATCAGCACCCCGAATCCCGATGACGTGAAGAAGCCAGCAACCGCAGCCCCTGCGCCCGTCCATGTCACCTTGCTACCCACCGCTGCAAGAGTTGCGTCCACAGTGGTTTCAACTGCCTGTTGTTGTGCTTGATTCACACTCACCCCCTACCGGCTGATGTGGTCGCAAACACCCCGAATAGCGATGTTGCTGCTGTTGTCCCAAGGCGTCTCAATCGTCTCCATGGAGCGAGAACCCGCTACACCAGTGGCGCCGGTAGGACTGCCAGAGCTGGTGTAAACATTGCTTGCGCCAAACAGCAACACAGTCGCGTTGCGATCCGTTTGCATGATGGATTTACCGCGGCCACCCGTGTTGTTGTAAGCCTCCCAGCCCCAAGCGTTCGAGGTTGCCGTTCCTTGCCAGGCCGAAAACGTAGAGGTCCAGTGCCACAGAACGCCGGTAACCTGAATCAGCCCCCACTTGCTGGTGAAGTTCGGGTCGCTGCTTGAGGTCGCTGAGTTGTATGTCGCAAAGCCCGTTTTCACCGGATGATTGCCGCGCCCTGCCCCCTCGTTTGTTCCGAAGGCGGCTAACACCACCTCTTCATAGGCGGGGAGTCTCTTACCCCACTGGCGCAGATGTTCGTTTGACTCCCACCAGTTCATAGTGCTGAAGTTGGCGGAACCGTTGCCCCCGTAGTCTGTCGGCCTGCGAGGTGGATTAGAGCCCGTCAGGATTGTGTCGTTGTTGCGGCTGACGCCATCAGCGATAGAGCTGTTGCCTTGGAAGTAAATATCAATCCAGAACCCGGCATTGCCTACCCGCGTCATGCCGCGAGGGTCGCACTTCGGGCGGAAGCTGAGATCCCAGATTGACCACTCAAGGACGGTTGGCGTCGTGTTGCCGCCCGTGCTTAGGTCGGTCGCTGGGGCACCGATGAGGTGGTGGAATCCACCAACAACCACGCCACCACTCGGGATGGAATCGCTATAGGTGATGTATTGGGTAGAGCAGTCCGTTTTAGCAACGATGCGGTAATCAGCCCCCGCAACGAGAGTTGCTCCGGTTACCGCCTGGTCAGACGTTGGGGCGCAGAGAACGCCGCCGATTTCCAGCTGTGCGCCGGCTTTGAAATAGACGGTGTTTCCACTGCCCTTCTTGAATGCCGATTCGTTTGCAGCTGGTGCGAAGATTGCGGGTCGCTGTGAATAGCCGGAGCCGCCGCCAGATCCTGCGGGGCCTTGTGGTCCGGTTGCGCCCTGGATGCCTTGGATGCCCTGGATACCCTGCGGACCCGTGGGGCCTGCCGGGCCTGTTAAGCCGATTGGCAGACCACCGGGGAAGGTTACGGTCGCGTCCAGTGTGACCGGCTGTGCAAATACCGCCGATGCCGCAAGCGCCGCAGACAACAGCAAAGATTTCAAAGCGTTCATGCGATGCGTCCTAATGTCGCGGTTAGAGTTCTGCGGTTACGCTGTAAAGGCCGCCAGCGTTGGCAGCTGCGCGCTCGAAGTAATAACCGGTGGCCGTGGTGGTGAGAGTTGTCGGCGCGGTGGCACCGGCGAGACCGTTGCCAAGGCGAGCCAAAGTCGGAACAGCCCTTTTCGGTACGATATAGTTATTGGACATAGCTACGATGGGGGAGCCGTTCACCACCAAGCCCATCTCTACCGTCTCGTAGTAACGCTGGCACAGCGCCAACTCATCGCTGATTTGCCTAAATTGGAATGACGTTGCAGTTGTCCCATATTCAAGCTGCGCCTGGCTAACCGTGCCGCTCGTGAATTTCACCGTGCAATTGGTTCCAGGCACAAGAGTGACGGCAGCACCCTTCGTTTTTGCAACTCCATCAACTGTGCACGTCGCCGTGCCGACCCAGTTGATTACCGCTGGAGCGAGTCCGATGCTTGCGCCTTCTATCACTTGCTCAATCCCGCCGGCTGGAGCGGTTACGAGATTGCCATTGCCTGAGGCTGCAAAAGTTAGGCTCTGCCCTGAGGTCACAACACGCCAGCGGTCAAGTGTGTATTGGTTGGCCCCAACCGTCGCAACACCACTCACATAGACGCGCTGATTGATGTTGAAATTACCATTGATGAGCAGGTTGCCGGTACTGGAGACCTCTGATGCCGTGACCGCACCCAGCGAAATGCGAAGCGCGGTGTTCTCGGCGGTTGTGAAAGCCGCAAGAGCGCGCTTGACCAGTTTTTTGAATTCCCGCTTCAACGGGGAAGCATCGAGCCCCGGCAGCATCTCAATAGTCCCCGGCTACGCCGCAAATCTGCACCGCGAACACCCCGGCGACGGCTACCTTGCACCGGGCGCGCAGCGATACGCCAGTCTCCAGGTAGATCGCGCCGTTCTCGGTATAGGTCAGGCCTGGAATATCAGTCGGATTAAGCATCGCGACCGACTTGACAACGCCGTTTGTGCCCGCGTTGGCTGGAATCGAAACTTCGCCGATCACGTAATCCACTGCCGACTTGGTGAGCGCAAGTTGCACCACGGTCGTTACAGCGGTATCGGTGTTGCTTCCAAAAAGAGTATCGACTCGTGACCCGTTCGACCCAGCAGCAAGCACGGTCTTGTAAGCCGTGCCATCAGCGTTAGCAAAGGCAACGGCCGGGGTTTTTGGCGTGGTAATGAATGAGGGGGTTGCGGACATTAGATGCCTCCATAAAGAGCGGAAAGGACTGGCAAGGAGGCGGCGCGGAGCTTGGTATCAACCTCCTCAATTGCGGCCTGGGTGTTGGTTGCCACGATGGTGGCCGTAGGGGTGAATGCTTGTCCGCCTGCACTGTTAGCAGTTACGAAAATCTGCCATTTGCCAGCCGCGTAGTCAGCGGCAAACACTCCGGATGTGTGGGCGATGGCGCAGATGTAGGCCGACCCGTTCACGTCAACCATGTCATTGACGACATAGGCCGTAGCTGTAGCCCAAAGGCCGCGGGAGGTCCATTTGGTGGCCTGTAGCGCAGCGCGTGCGGCGGCGCTTAGGTTGTAATACTCCACCAGCCCATCGGCCAGCTTGCCGTCATCGCGTTGGATGATGGCGAGGTTGGTCAAAATCTCACTGGTGGTTGTTTCGATGGCCTCGAATTCAGCATCAACGCGGTCGGTTCTGACCGTCGAGCGCCCTCCGGCATTCGATCTCTCGTCCTCCGCGAAATTGGAGGTTGGGGCGTATGGAGTTGGTTGGGCCATACCCCTATTGGGCTTTTTAGCCTCTTAAGTTTTTTCCATGAATCGGTTATATTGATGCATGGATTTAGACCACGATGTTTTGCGCGCCATAGCGACTGGCCTAGTAGTCGCCATTGGCTGCGTTTTCTGGTTGGGCGTGAATATCGTTGATGGCTGGGTGCAGCGCAACGTCTACCCCAAGATCCGGCTCAAGTTCGCCTTACTGCGCGAAAAGATTACCCGCCGCCATACCCGCCCCACCCCCGAGAAGTTGGGTAGCGCGCGCAGGATTCGCAAATAGCACATCTTTGAACGAATTCGGAGCCGCCATGGTCGCCGCGTGCTTCTGCATGAGCCCGGCGCCGAATTGCGGGTCAAGGATAGATTTAGCAATCAACGATTGAATCTCTTCCTCTGGTTTTGCATAGAGGAATTTGGAGACCCTCCCTACGCCGGGAGCATTCAGGATGCCGCCCACCACTCCGGGCGAGCCCGACTGTGATGCGATGTTGTCCATTGCGAAGTTCTGGAATGTGTTGGAACCCGCTGTTTTCCCCAGCTCCTGAGCATTGGCCTTTCGCGCCAAGTCACCTGCGATGCCCTCCAGAACCTGCATTTGTTGCGGCTCCATGATGTCGGCCATGCCAGCACCCTTGAAGCCGGTTGCCTGGCGAGCCGTTTGATCTGCGTTGCGCAGACCAAGCGCGTACTTTGCGCCCGTCTCCTTGGCAAGGCCGCCGTAATCGTTCAGCGCCGGCTCGAGCTTGTCTAGCAGGTTCTTTCCGATGTCCATCTGGTTAATGGGCTTTGAAAGGTCGCGGTAGGTAGTGCGCGCGTCCTTCAACCCACCAATGCGGCCCTCCATCCAGTTCATCAACTGCCCGCGGGTGGCGGCCACCAGGTCGGCCTCTTTGCCAGCAATTCCGCTGGTCGGGTCTTTCAGCAATGCGTCCATACCCATCTTCAAGTCTTGCAATGTCTGCCCGCTCACCTTGCCGGGGATTTCATAGCCAGCCGTCATTGGCGCGCCGGAAGCATCAAGAATTGCGGAATCGGGAACTCTCTTTGATGGTGCGAACCCGAAAGCGCGCCCCTCTTCCTGGGCGATCTTCTCGGCGCGAGCGAAAGCCTTCTGTACGGATGGACGGCCCAGTAAATCACTCAGCGCCTTGTCAACAGGTACTTCCTGTGCTGCCGCGGCGTTATAAAGCGGTGCACTCGTGGATTTGCGGGCTGCAACGGCTGCTGCCCGGCCAACGTCATCACCGGCAATCCCTCGAAGCGCCGCGGTGCGCGCCGCTGCCTGCTCCATTCCTCGCACCCCGAAGTCGGCTGGATTTTTTGATGCAATTGCCCGCTCAAGGGCGGCAATACCGCCGTTTTCAGCCACTTGCCCCGCAGTTGGAGCGGAGCCAACTACAAGCTGTGTTGCATTGGCCATGCGCGGAATAACGTCCTGGGCCGAATCACCGGCTGCACGGGTCAAAGTACGCCCAGCAATGGCTGCGCGCCCGCCTGCGTACAACGGCTCCGCGATTGCTTTTGCGGTACGACCGATAGCCGGGACCGCCTTTGCCACGGCCCGCCCCGCCGCGGGAGCCACTACCCCGCCAACGACACCAGATGCCCCGCCAACAGCGGCACGACCTGCGCGCTCTCCAGCACTTCCATATTCCAGAACGCCAGGCAATGCACCTGCCGCGGCAAGGCGTGCGACATTCGCGCCTACGCCCACAGCACCGCCCACGGGAATTACCAGACCCGGCGCCGCCTCACCTATCGCGGTGGCAATAGAGTGCTGCTCCTGCAATGGTTTGTACAGCCCGGCTTTTTCGCCCTGTTCGGTTGCGAGCTTGTCCAGCGCCTCACGATTTCCGGTCAGGTTGAAGCCGAGCTGCTTCATGCCGTCAATGATTTGGTCTGTTGTGCGGCCCGCGCCAATTAATGCCGCCATCATCGAGCCTGGGTCATCCGCGCCAGCTTGCATGGGAGGCGGAGCGACAGCGGCCGGCTTGCCCCCACCCTCCGCGCGAGCGCGCGCCACCCGCGCTTTAAGGTCAGGCGAATCCTGCGGCACATCGTCTGGGATGTTGTTGATCGTGATGCCGTCTTTTGTGGTGATGCTGTATGGCATATCAGTAGTCCACAACAATGGATTTAGGGATGGTCGCCTCTGCGGGGTCAGCCTCCTCGCTCAGATACGAGCCGGAGCGAATCGCCTTCGCGCGCTCCTTGCTGAGTCCCGCACGGCGTTCTGCGGCTGCAATGCCGCGGTCAATGATGGATTTGCGCTGAGCAGGCGTTTTGTCTGCGGATGCTTGCAAGTCCAACAGAATAGCGCGCTCGCCCTCGGTTGGGTTCCCGCCAAAGAGGGCTTTCATGCCGCTCAGCGCCTGTTCGCCAATCATGTTGTTCAAGTCGATGGTGGCGTTAGCGCTGTCAGAGTCTTTGAAGTTGCTCGTAACCCGAGCGCGCATCAATGCACCATAGCCTTCATAGGCCTTTTTGTTGAGGTCCAGGGCCTTCCTGAGAGTCGCCGCCGTCTGAGTGGCTGTATTGGCGATGTCATCAGCCTCGATGAGTTCCTTTTGAAGCACCGAAGACATAGCGACAGCGCCCTTGCCTTTCGCAGGCTTTGCCGGGGCGCCGTTAATCATCACAGGAATGCCCGTGCCATCACGCGGGTTGGCGAACACCGGTCCATCGGCCGTTTGAACCAGTACGCCGCGGCCCATGTCTTGGCGCGTCTTCGCGGCTGACGCATTGCTGTTGCCAGCCGATGCGTAGCTTTGCGCAGCATTGGCCTTCTGTGCGCCGGCCTGCTCTTTACGCAGGTTGATTGTCGAGGTCGCCAGCGGGTTAGACGTGTCCAGCGCGCCCGTGAATTGATCTAGCACTGAGCCGGTTGCATCGCGGTTGTACAGGTCTTTGCCTGCGACTGCCGCCTGAGCGCCGCCGACCGCGTTGCGGTTTGCCGTGCCTGCAATGATCGCGTCTGAAAGGCGGCTTTCACGGTTGATTGCACCAGCCTTGGCGATGTTTTCACTGCTCTTGTCGCCGATAGTCAGGGCTGTTTGCACGCCACTGATCGCGCGGGCCACATCACCGAGATTTTTAGACCAATCCGGGGCCGGAGCTACCGGGCCGACACCATCAATTGGCGCGGCATACTTCCCGCCCAGCTCACCGGTCTGAAAATAGTTATTGACAGCCCCTTCTTCTTCCAAAGGGATGCCATAGGAAGACATTGCATTGCGGCGCAGCGCTTCTGGCCGGCCCAATGCGTTTTGCTCCTCTGCCCCCGTGGCTTTAGCCGAGTTCAGGCGCGCGGTTGCTTCGCTGGCCTGAGTCGCCGCGAGTGCCGGTGCGAGCTTCGACTGCAGATTGATTTCACCCGCCCTTGCCGACTCATAGGCCCCGCCAGGACCTCCGCCGATGGCTTGGGCAAGCGCGCCAAGGCCAGGAGCTGCGTTCTTGAAAGCTGCCGCGCTAAAGGTGGCCATGTTTACATCCCAATGCCGCGGGCATATTTACGACCATAGGAGCCATCAGCGTCCCAGCTAACGCCAGACCCGGCACCACTACCCATAGCCGGGGCAATAGATGAAGCGATGGAGCCAAGCGCGCCATATGCCGGGGCCTGTACCGCGGCGGCATCATTTCCCGTGGCGCGCGCCATGTTCGAGGTAGTACCCCAAAGGCTTTGGAGCCCTCCGGCCATTCCTGCGCGGCGAAGTGCATCCTCGTTCATCAAAGATCCCGGCGCGCGGGTTTTGGCGGCTTCACGGGCGATAGACGTAAGCCGGGTGCCTTCAGTCACTGCGCGTTCAGCCTTGCCCTTAATGAAGTCCTCGCTGACGTTGCCAGCATCGCCGGCCGTGTTCACCGTGGCGCCACCAGCCCCCTGCATATCGGCCTGAGTCTGTCCAAAACCTTGCTCCTCTTGAGCTTTCATGGCGGCCAGGCGTTCGTCCATACCGTAGTTCTGGCCCTCCTTTTGCACCAGATCAATGGATTTTTTCGTCGCGGTTTCGTCGCGCTCAAGCTGATTGTTCAGGGTCTTGCGCCGTTCATCGCGCTCATCCGCCTGCGCGCTCATCTGCGCCGCTGTCCCTGCCAGCGCAATAACCATCGGGATCATTTGCGGCCCCATTATTGGACCCCCGTAATCATGCCGGTAGAAGTCTTGGAGCTACGCCCGCCCGCGGGGTTGTAGTTATTCCACCACTCGGCGCCGGCTTGTTTGCCTTGAGCAGCTTGGCTCTTGTTGTAAATCAGGCCGGTGTTTGCAAACAGATCGCCCAGCGACGTTCCTTGCGCCTCCGCTGCGGCCTTGTCGCCATTGACCTGCATTTGCTGGATAGCCGAACTCAGGGCAGACCCCTGATCCATGCCGGCATCAATAGATTGCAGCAGGCCCAGCCGCGTGGATTCGTCGTTTCCACGGAAAGAGGCTTTTGCCGCGTCCGCTTTACCGCCAAGATCGAGAAGACCCTGCTGGTAGGTGCGGCCAAGGAGGGCGTTCTGGTTGATGTCCTCAGATCCACCATTCAGGCCCTTGGCAAACAATTCAAACTTGAGTTTGCGCGCAGCTTCGTCGCGGCCCTCGTCAAGACCACGCTTGCCAGCGTTAAAGCTGTTTTCACGCACAGTGTTGTACAGGGTATCGCGCGCAGCCTTGTTTCCGGTGAAGGTCGCGGCTTCGGCGTCATAACCGGCCTGGTCGAATTGATCCGGCCCGGCTTCAGTAGTTGGCACCCACCGCTTCCAATCAGTACTACCGCCGTCGGTTTCCCATCCACCCTCAGTTGATGGGGTGCCCTTGATCGTATATTTTGAACGGTCGATAACTGCCGCGGGCTCGCCAATGCCGAACTGAGCATTCAGCCGGTCACGCGCCTGCTGCTTGTTCTGCTCCGTTGCTTGTTGCCGCGCTTGTGCGCCGTTATCACCGCCATCGCCGCCCATATTCGCTCCTTAGGAATTTTGGGTGAAGTTGAGAGTGCCAGCGCCGCCCGCAATAGCCGCGATGCGTTCACCAACAAGCAACTCGACACGCCACGAACCGACAGCCAGCTTCTGATCCGTCCCGCTCACGGCAACGGGGTTTGACCCTTTGCGAATCCAGCAAACCACGTCCGTGGTGATCCAGCATTTGACAGGCACCCCGGGCGGGTGATTGGTTGGGAGGGTGACGACCGGGCCCTGCGCAGACGCGGCAGAAAGGACGACTTCAGTAGAAGCGCCGCCAGTGTTGAGGTCAAGGCCAATTGGCGTGATGTTCATGAGTTCCCCTGATAGACGTAGGTAAGAATGTCCCGGCCTTCCCGGCCTGCGCGTCGGCGGACGCCCTCAAACTCGAATCTCAGGTGCTTGGCGAACTTCTCCGCTTCCGTCCAAGTGCCCAGAATCTGGGCTTCGATGCGCGGGATCGTCTTTGCAGCGTTACGAAAGACTGTACGGCTGTGCCTGACAAGTTTTTTCCATGATGCTGTGTCCATTGAGTCAGTGGCGACCATCCAGGCAGTGGCACACCACGGGACCGACTGACTGAGCCCACCAATGGCAACGGGCTCATCAAAGTCGTTGAAAAGCGCCCATGCTGCCCCGTCTGTTTGCCAGCGATTCAGCCCGAAAATCTCCGGGCTCTCTATCGTGGTTACGGCGCGCAGGCATTCCCAGTCCATTTCCCTCATGCGCGTTGCTACGCTCACCGCAGCAACCAGGCTTAGGGAGCGCATTTCCATTCTTACACCGTGCCGAGCGAGTTGAAATAAAGAGTGATGGCGTCAATACTCATCGCCTCATCCAGTGAGTGCCGAAACACCGGGGCCAAGGCCGGCGCAACGATTTCCACGGGCATGACATCGCCCGGTCGGGTGTCTCCCGGAATTACCATGGGGATGGACTCTTTGCTAGTGTCGCGCGGGTCGTACAAGTACGAAACAGAAGGCGAACCCTCCGTAACGAAGTCCGAGCCATAGACCTGCTTTGCAACTCCAGGGCTCTTTGCGTCCTGAAACGCCATCTGGACTTCAACGTCAATCAGCGTCCCATCATCGGTGTATTGGAGCGGGTCCACCTCATAGAGAATGTCTGCACCGCGCAAGTAGACCTTGCCAGCCAAAGTGGCAATGGCTTTGATTTCAATCGGGAAGGTGTATTCAGACCAGCAGGCGATTTTCGAGCTTCGGCTGAAGGTGTACACCCATATCTTGGAGTTGGCCCCCAGATCCATCACCGCCCAGTACTGCCCGAACTCCGCAATCCAAACACCCATGATTTCCTCGGGGTCTGTCGTAGCGGCTACCGAGGCAATGTCGGGCTTCACCAGAGGATCGACAGGAACGCCCACATCGGAGTCATCAATTCGATTGGTCTGGGCCTGCACGGTCATGGAACGGAAGCCGAACGGAGAAAGAAACACCAGGTCATTGAAGAATGACGCGATTGAGATAGGCGCTTTAGTTCCTACGCCGTACAGCCGCTTGCTGATCTGGTTTGCCGTAGGGTCAACGGCCACGGTCCATATTTGCGCGCTGTCGTCAAAGTAGACCACCAAGCTATCTTGAAACGTGCCCAGCGCTTGAACCAGGCCCTTGGTGTCTTGCTGCAGTCCAGCCGGAAGGAACCCCGCATCGCTTGCGGTTGTCCAGTCCCGTGCGTTACCGGCCGCGGTATAGCGCGCGTTCTCTGCGGACGGCGCAAACACCCTGCTCGCCGCCTTGGTCACGCCGTTGGTGTGCGGACAATTTGGGTCGCTGATATAGGTTTGCGTCGTTCCCGTATGGACGCCAGAACCTGCAGTAGTCGTATTGATCGCAGCGCCGCCCAAAGTGGCGGAAATCTGGAAAGAGCCAGGCAAGAAGCCGGCCGCAATGATGTAGTAGGTCGTTCCTGCCACCAGGGGGTTGGGCAATCCACTGGTAGTGCTGAATTTCACTTCAGAGCCGACCGTAAGGCCATGCGCAGCCCAGGTCACTACCGCGGGTGTTGCGTTGCTAATGGTGACTGTTGCGGTTTTGCCGTCTACATAGTGGTGTTTGAGGTATCCCGAGGCGTAACGCGCGACCACATACAGGAAGCCCTGAAACAGATCGGCGTAATAGACCCTATCCAGCGTTGACCCCGCCGGGGGGATGTCAAGATTCACTCTGTCGATGGTCAGCCCGGCCACTACCGGCGGCACAAACACCGCAGTCGTGTCACAAAACACCTTGAGAGAGCCGCTGACCGACTCAAGGCCAAAGGAACCCGTCAGGCCTGTGGCAACGCGACGAAGCCCGGGGCGCTTTTTAATGCGCTTGCCGAGCGTGATATAGGCGTTCTGCAGCGCCCACAACTTATTCGGGTCTTGGCTGTTGATGCTCAGGCGCCGGTCCAGGCCTCCTGAGAACTCGTTATAGGTGATGGCGGGCATCAGCCCCCCGATTGCGTCAGAAACTGCTCAGGGCTCATGGGCGCTTGTCCCATTGCCTTGGCTTCGGCGACGTGGCGCTGGTACGGCAGGCCCTGCAAAGTGCGTGCGCCCTGCTGGGCCAGTCCGCTACCGAGTGGCGATTGCTTCGCGCTATTCATGCTAGTTGGTCCCATTACGGTACGTCCCTTCCTACTACTGCGGGTTTTCTCATGGGGGCCGGCGAGTCACCGCGGCGATACACACCGTTTTCCCCGAAGGACTGCCCGCGCAATGTGCCGAGCAGAGTGTTTAATTGGCCCTGGTAGGTCGGGGCGTCCGGCTGCCGGTAATGCGCCTTTGCGTTGGCCAAGGCATGCAGCAGGATCATTTCGTCGTCCAGCGTGGCCGTGTCGTCGTCTTCGGTGAATGGGTCGAGGTCGGCCACAAACCACACGCGCACGGTGTAGACCTGGTTCGCCTTGGGATAGATCAGCATCTGCGCATACCGCTCGTAGCGGATGGGCTGGGCCTGCGTTTCCATCGTTGACCACATGTCAGTGGTGATGCCCTCTCTGAGCTGCAGATACTGCCCGCTGTAGATGGTTTCCACCTTCAGGATGCGCTGATCGCGCGCACAGCTTCTGCCGGTCATGACGCCCGCGTTTGGGTAATCAAGCAGGTTCTGGGCCTGCCCCAGAGTCTTGTCCTGATAGTCGGTCAGGTGGCGCCAATCCTGCATCCGGTAGAGCTGGGCCTGACCGTTGCGCAGGAATGAATCAATGCTGGTCAGGTTCGCACCCCCAGACGCACCCATGCCAGCCATGCCCAGACGGGCAAGTAGCTCTGTGCGCAGTGTTTCGAGGGTGCGGTAAGCCACGGCTTACTTCTTCTTAGCCGCAGGCTTCTTTGGTGCTGGTGCCGCTTCGACTTCCGCCGGCTCTTCAGCCAGGACATCGGTCAAAGGCTTGAAGCTGCCGTCTTCCTGTGCCACGGCAACGTGAAAACCGTTGTTGGCGAACACTTGCGCGTCCTCCAGGGTTTCCACCTCTTTAGAGATTTGCGTGGCCGCGTCTTTTTGAATCATGATGAGCATGAGGTTCTCCCGGTTAACCGATTTGGACGCCGACTTCTTCAGCCAGGGCGACGAGGGTTGCATGGTCAGCCGTAACGAGGTCTTGCCGCTGCTTGTAGACGGCGTTCTTCTCGTCGGCGCTGGCATCCTTGTGAGGAATCGGCGCGTAACCGTAGTCCAGGATCAGGGCGCGGAGTTGGGCGTTCGGCAGGTCGGACAGCTCGGGCTCACCCAGCAGCCGAGCGAAGCGGCCTTCTTGAAAGCGTCCATACAGCACCTCAACAGTCGGGCGCTTTTCGTCTTCGAGCTTGGCGTAGATCTTGGCCACGCGGTGGTATTCAGATTCGGCATTGCCGATGAACACAAAGCCCATGCCCTGCGAATCCGATGGCTTGGCGATCTTGTCCTGGGTCTTGTTGTGGATCAGGAGGTCCGGGCGCACCGTGTCGGTGTAGCCTTCGTTCAGCGTTTCGGCCGGGATTTCCTGAATGGTGTCTTCACCGAAGATCGCCTCAAGAATGGGCTTTTCGTGCTGCCAGATAGTGGTCGAAGCCGCGGACGTAATGTCGCGCTTGACGATGATGTGAATACGGCGCGAGAGCTGCTTTGCAGACTGTTCGGGCGATGATTCGGGGAGATTTGCCTTAGCGGGGTAGCGAGCCATGATGAATCCTTTTTTATGCTTCAAAAAGGGGCCGGGTTGCCCCGACCCAAAAGGCTCTGACACCGCCATGCCAGAACTGGAGACAACTGCGAGAAACAGCGGGTGGCAGCCCGCTTTGCGCTTTACGTCAGCGACAGGAAGGCGTTTGCATTGGCCCGGTTCATGGTCAATGCGCCCTTCCAGGTCAGACCCCAGTAGTACTCGTACCGGTCATAGGCGCGAGGCGGCTTGCGGGTCTTCTGGTCGTGGCCAGACAGAGGCATGAGCGTGATGGTCGAGGTGTTCAGGAAGTAGCAGCGCTTTTCCCAGAGGATGGAAGGCGCATACAGCGCATCCAGCGCCTGGAATTCAGGCGACCACTCGACATCAACACCTTGGAAGGTCATCACTTCGGTGCCGCCGCCAACACGCTTGAAGCCGCCTGGGCCGTAGTCCATGCGACCGTAGGTATTGGTCAGGAAGTTGCGGTAACCGTCGATGTAGGTGGAGCCGGCCAGGATGAAGTCAGGGCGGCCGCCGTTACGCATGCAATTGCGCCATGCGATTTCCATCTGGTTCAAGATGGTGCCGGTCGTGGTCGTGCTGGTCAGGCCCGTGGCGACGTTGTTGCGCCAGTAGGCATTGCCAGCTACAGAGCGGTCGATACCGCCCACCACACCAGACGTTGGGGTCGAGGACACCAGAGCGTCCAGGCCCACGATTGCATCGGTGGATTGGGCGCCGTCAACGTGCAGCGCATAGCTGAATTGCTCCTCAAAGCCCAGCTTCAGGATGGCAGTCTGCTCTTTGAACAGGTTGGTCAACTGCATCTTTTCCGCGTCGCTGGCCGTGGTCGGGCCGCTGTCGTCGGTCATGGTGATGCCGTTTTGCGCCAGGCGGTCCTCGTCCAGTGCCAGACCGTCATGGCAGGAGCGCCATGCGTAGCTAGCCTGCTCGTTGCTCACGCGACGGTTGTAGGAAACAACAGCGGAGCCGTTGTACCACTGGAAGTTCGAGCCATAGTTCGTGCGGAGTTGCACGACGATGAACTGCTTGCCGCCGGGGGCGTCTTTTTGCTTCGCGCGCAGCTTTTTCAGCAGCGGGCGCTCGACTTTGATCTGGTCAACTGGGTCGTTGGCCAGAAAGTAATCGAGGCCGATCTTGCCGGCGTCGATAATTTCTTGTGCGGTGAATGGCATGATATTTCCTTGCAAATGTTTGAACACACGCCCCGACGACGGGCTACTACGTACATTTGCGCGGGATGAATCACGCTCACATCCAACTAACAGTGAAATCTCTGCCCGTGGCGAGTGGGCCTAACGCCTGGGGGTGGAGAATCCCCTTACTCCCGGTATCCCGCCGGAGCTGGTGTACCGAACATGGCCTCGAACCCACTTTGCGGCTTGCCTTTTACAGCATCGCCGCCACTGGGCCGAAGCACCCCGCCGCCGCTACCACCAGTGGTTTGCGTGCGAACTGAGCCTGCAGTTTGCTTGATGAGGTTGTAAGTTTTTTCGATGATTGCTGCCCAGCGCTGCGGAGGAATACCCTCCAACAAGCCGCCCTGAACCTCTTTGAGCAAGAGCGGCTCAATCTTTGCGTAGTCCAGATCCGAGGTCATACGTGATTTGCAAAACCGGTCAACGGCGACCTGGCCGCCATGGATGGCTTGCTGGCTTTGCTGCTCAATCTGGCGGTCCTGCTGTTGCCGCTGCTGTGTTTGCTGCTGGTTGTTCTGCACCGTGCGATTGCGCGCCAGCTCAATGGCGTCAGACTCGCTGATTTGCAGGGCGTCAACGCGCTCCCGGAGGTCGGGAAAGCCGGCCAACGGGTCAATTTGCCCGGGGGCCTTGCCAGTCACAAGCGAGATTTGCCGGAGTTGGTCCTCAAGCATCGATTGAAAGCCCGCGATGTCGCCGCGGTTCAATAGTCCAATCGCCTGGGTGGCCTGGGTGAACTGCTCACGCGTTACGCCATGCTCCTGGAATGTCTGCTGCAAGGCCGCGGCGTTCTGCAACATCGGTGCGATGGCATCAGGATTGCCGCCGGCCACTGCCGTGAGCTGCTCCAGACGCCCGGTCAATTCCTTGTTGGTATTCGCCAGCGTCTGAAAGCGCTCCGCAGCCTTTGGTGTGAGGCCCTCAGGCATGACCGTTGCGTCTTTGGGGTCAACTACGGGCTTCTTGACGGCGTTAGGGTCAGTTGCCGCAGCCTTTGGGTCTGGCTCGGTCTTTGTCGCAAAGCGGCCGGCCGCATCGCGCAGGCGCTCGGCCTTTGCTTCAGCCGTTTCACCTTCAGGCGCGGCAACAGGGAACATTGCGGCCATGCCGCCTTCAATGCTGTTCGCTGGTGGCGCGGTGTCGGCTGCCGTGTTTGCGGCTGAAGTGTCAACCGAAGTATCGATTGTGGAATCACCCGAACCATCTACCCCGGGCTCAGGATCGCGGTACAGGCGTGCAAAGAGTTTTTGGCGGAATTTCATGGCTTTATTGCAGCACTGTGTCTGCTGTTGGTTGGGAAACTGGGGCCTCCATGCCGGTGGGCTCTAATGGCTCTTCTTCGGCTGGAATCATTGGTTGTGGGCGCGGCAAGGAAGCCAGCGCATCAGGGGAAATCTCGCCAAGCACCACGCCGAACGCCAGGGCGCCCAGTTGTGGGTCTGCGGATGTGGCAATTTGCGCCGCGGCTTGCACATAGCCCTTTTCGAGCTTGGTGGTGGCGTCTTTGAGTTGGCTCATCACCTCCTTGAGCTGGCCTTGGCCTGCGACAAGCTGTTGCTTCAGCATGGCTGGGTCGTCTTCGCCTTCTGGCTTCTTCGGGAGGAACTGCTCGATGTCAATGCGCTCATCAAAGCGGCGCAGGGTTTCGCGGGTGAGTTCGATAACCGCCTCAGCCAGCGCCTCTTGGCCGGTTGAGCGCAACTCAGCTACCTTTGCGACCGCCTCATTGACGATGGGGAGCAACTTGGTCCAGCGCTCTTGCTCCTGCGCCTGGTTGGGCTTGCCGGTAGATCCTGCTCGGACCTCTACGCTGACCATGTTGAAAATCTCGTCTATCGACATCTGCGGCCACTCGGCATCCGGCCCGGCAATCGCCTTGACCTCCTGCGCCGTGTACTTGCGCAACATGATTTCGATGGCATAAGGACCCAACTCATTGAGCATGTCCTCGATGGTGTCCCGGCGCTCATCGGTGCGACCGCGAAGAGCAGCCGTGAGGATTTCAGCCTCACCTAGCGTCTTGGCCTTGGTGATTGACCCGGTAGAGGAGTCCGAACCCCCAAGCATCCGCTCCATGTCGTAGCGGGTTGATGTGGTGTCATAGGCTGCGGCGTCCATCTTGCCCAGCTGACCTACAAACATGTCGTTCGTCAGTGGCTGCCCGCCCACGCCTTCAACCATGATGACATCGCTGCCCTCGCGGTTTGCGATACGCTTCACGTCGTCGGGGGTCAGTCCACCACCTTTGCGCACCACGTTCACCGGCAAACACGCCTTGCGGTCGCGCACCTGGTCATCGCGGTTGCGGTTGTACTCAATCACCAGCTTGTCAGTCAGCTCCACGTCCGACAACGGGTAGAAGCTGCCGTCAATCTCGTTGAAGGCCACGAGAAAGAATGGATACCAGCGCTCGCCGGTCCAGTCGGGAGAGCTTGGTGGCTCACAAAAGCCCTCTTCGCCATCGCAGACATAGAAAATTCGGTTGCTGTCCTGGTCCCAGACCTCATGCACACACAGCAGCGAATCAGCAGGGTTCGGGGCGTCAGTTTGCTGGGGTTGGCTACCCTGTCCGGGCTGCTCTGAATACTTCTTTGCACCCTTGGGTAGGTATTTAAAACGCGTCTGGTACTGACTGGTTGTCATCCAAACACGGTGGCTCATGGCCGATGATCGCGGGTAGTCGGTGATCGCCCGAACGGTTCTATCAAGAACCAGAATGTCCTCGCTCAGCACGAAATCCAAAACCAGGCCCTTGGCGACTTTGACCTCTTGCTGCGTCTCCAACCCCTCAATCGACTGTTTTAGCTTCGCCAGCTCAAGCTCGTGGTTGCTGATGAGTTCGGGGTTTTTAATGTCGCGCAGCAGCGTCTCAATGCGCAGGATGTTGTCCTGGGTGTCCTTGACGCGGTTTTCGATCAGCGGGTCTTTGGTTGGGTCTTCCTGATAAGCGCACTTCAGCCAGCCCACGCTCGTGGTGTAGTTCGACCGAACAACCTTTTTACATTGCTTTTTGAGCTGTCCTGCGTTGCCCTTGACCAGAACGGTTGTGAGCATCGCCTCGCCAGCCTTGGCAAAGCGCTTAACGGCGTCCATTTGATCTGGCCCTACCGCCAGGGTAGGCCGTACCGCGAATTCTGGGTCTTTGGCGTAGACCTGCGGCAGCATCGCTGCCATGTTGGCGTAGTGAAGGTTTGCCCGGACGGTTTCTTTTTCGTCCCGGTTACCCTTCACCTTGCCTGACAGCAGCCTGCGGTTCACCTCAAATTGGGCGAACTGCGTTTTCGAGCGCTCTTGCGCGGCCTTGATCTTGTCCAGCCAGTCCTTGGCGAGTTTCTTGTCCTCGTCAGAGACAGTCCGGACCTCAGCCTCAGGGGCGCGCGCTTTTGGCATCGATTAGGCCAGGATGACGCCAGCACCAGTGCCGGACGTGTAAGCCGACACGCTGCAGCGCATGTACTTGGCGGGCTTGATTTCAAAGCCGGCGCCCTCGTTGATCGCAGCAATGGCAATCGTGGAGCTGGCGATGGTGGAAGTGCTTGCGCTGGTGGCCGTGGTGTTGGTCACGATGCCGGTAGAGGCGCCAGCAACCACAGGAGGCAGCACAGAGCCGGACAGCGAGTTGTTGCCCGCGGCAAACTCAGCGTAAGAGCCGAACGACTCAAGCAGGATCGAGCCAACCAGGTTGCCCGAGGTCTGCAAGTACATGGAATGGTCTTCCATGTGTGGGGTCTTGTCGAAGATCAGTGCGCAACGTGGCGTGCCGCCGTAGGTGCCGTTACCGACAGAACCCAGGAGCTTGAACGTGGTGGCCGTCACAGCTTCCAGCGTCCATTCGCCATTCATGGCGGTCAGGCCAGTGATGCCGGAGATTGCAACACGGTCGCCAGTCTTCAGCCCGCTATTGGCGGCGAAGGTCGCAACGATGGGGGTTGCATTGGTGCCGCCCGTGATGAGGTGCATGCCGACTGCAGAACCGGCGGAACCGATAGAAAGTGCTTTGATAGCCATGATTAACTCCTTGGGCCTTCGCCCGGGTAGAAACCGGTCCTACGATCCGGGCACGAAGTGAAAGGGCCGTGCCGCCCAGGGGAAACTCAGTTCAGCAGCTCGAACCGCCGCCGTTGACGCCTAGGCCCTCGCCATGGATGCCCATGCCTTCGCCTTGAGCCAGCTTTAGGTTTGACTCACGGCCGTAAATGACCGTGCCAGCTTTGACCTCGAAAGGCATGCCGCCGATGTGAATAAGGGTGTCCGTTGGCAGTTTGATTTCGTCAAGTTCAGGCATGGAGCCTCCTGTGGTTGTTCAGTGCAAAGCCGGGAAAACGCTCTTGATGTCAGGCACAGCAACGCGCCCAGCCGTCAAAATGATGTCGTCGCCGCGCAGCTTCTGAATGCGCTCGGCGTCGTTTACGAAGTCTTCGTTCTTGTCGGGGCGGATGGCCTGGTCGAAGCGCTCTTGCTCGCCCACAGACCGCAGGCGCTCCAAGGACTTGACAGCCTCTCGGGTGTCCTCTTCGTCCTTGTCGAGGGCGTTCAGCGTGGTAGCGAGGCCGTCTGCGACCATCTGGTCGGCAGCCTCGCGGGTGTCCATTGGAATGACGATCACCTGACCGCCAACAGTGGCACCACCTTGCATGGTGGCGATGTTCACGCCATTCAGCCATCCAGCTACGGTGTAGACAAAGAACGGATGACCGTCGCTGTCCCGGCCCTCGTACTCAAACAAGGCGACGGGCTCCTGCAATTGGCGAAGCTCCTCCGCCGTAATGCTGTTACGCAAAAGAAAGTTGGGAGCGACATTAGCGGCTGAAATGCTCATGCCGCTATTGGGCAATTTCAGGCGCTAAGTTTTTTGAATGATTAGCGGCTTTCCTGCGCCGTGATCCAGTCGAGTGTCCAGGGCTTGGGGCCTGTCGGCTTCCTTGGCTTTTGAACTCGGGACACAGGCCGGCCCATGCAGGCATAGCGCGTGTCATCCCCGGCGTGGTCTTCCATGTCCGAGTTCACGTCTTCGGCGCGGTGTTCATCGTGCTGCAGCGGCGGGACGGTGCGCCACCAGTTGTGGCAGTCATCGGTGACGTAGAGCATCGGCTCACCGTCATCTATGCCATCCCAAGCCAAGCGTGAGTACATCTGCTGCCAGCCAGACACGCGGGTGTTATCAGCTGGGGCAAAGCGCGGGCCGCATATCTTTGACGGGTCTTTGGAGTCACATTTCAGCATCCGCTCGGCATTTGAAGGCCCGCCGTCCTCTTTCCACATGGACGGGTCGGCACGGCTCATACCCTCGTCTATCGATTCTCCCGCCTCACGCTCCAGAATGCCGCGGCCTACCGCCTCAGCAGACAACCTCAGGCCTTCATTCGCCTTGACCATGCCTTCCTCGTTGTACTTGACACCGTACCACTCACGGTAGCGCACCAAGGCGCCAGCGGGGAGCATGCGCTCCTTGCCGTCCTTGAAGGTCTTCACCCATTCAGCCTCAGCAATACACCACCAGCCAACCGAGAAAGGCCTGGCACTACCCCAGTCCAGCGACCGGAAGCGTGTCCAGTGCTTTGGCGGGGTGAAGCTGGGCAGCTTGTGCTTTTCCTCGCTGATGTTGTCGAAGAACGCGCCCGCCACGATAGACCAATCCCCGTAGCGCATGGCTCTAACCAGCTCTTTATTGCCCAGTCCGGCCAATTTGCCCTCGTATTCCTGCGTGTCTATGTGCGGGTTGTCCTCCAGGCGCGCGGGGATGTACTGCCTGAGCATCCCACCCTCACCCGGCGCCATGCGCCGAACCTCGAACTCCTTTGCGCCGTCGATAAACGCAGCCTTAACCCAGCCGTGGCCCTCATTACCGGGGTTTGAACCATTCAGCACCATTGGGATCTTGGCGGGTAGCTCCACGCCGAACTTGGCGCGGAAGAATTCAATAGCCCATTGGGGTATTTCAAGACCAGGCGCGCGAAGCCGACCACGCAGGAAGCGGTAAATTGTTTCGGTGAACATGGTCAGCTCATCGATAAGAAGGACGTGAATCTCAGCGCCCTGGTACTTAAACCGGTGCTTTTCAAGCTGGCAATGACACAGGAAGATGCGCGAGCCGTTCCAGAACCTGATTTCGTCGTCAACTATCTTGACGTGGCCCGACACCACCAGCGGCGCCAGCATCACTGGGAACCCGCCCGGCCCTTCCATGTGGTTCTTTATCAAGTCCTCATAGATGCGGCGGAACAGGTAGACATTGAGGCCAGGAATCAGCCCGCACAGGATGATGGCCAGCGCACGCATGAAGTAGCTCTTACCGCCGCCGGCCGCGCCACCGTACAGAATCTCCGTGGCTATGGACTGGAGCGCCCTGCTTTGCTTTGAGGTGAAGTCAACGTCAAACTGGGCTGACATCAGGTTTTCATGGTGATGTTGAATACGGGCGGGAGCGTGTTCAGCGGCTTGCCGTCGCCATCAGTCACGGCCATCTTGTCGCCGTAGCTTCGGGGTTTTAGCTTGGATGCAGCCCATTTGCGGGCGTCTACACGGAGTTTGTTGCGCTGCACCGCGGTTGGGTCAAACACCACCTCAACCTCCGAATCGTCGTCCTCATCGCCGCCTGGCTGGTGCTTTGATCGCTTCACCATCGTGCCTTCTTCATCCGCAATGGCAATAATCTCATCCGCCAACACGTCAGCCCGGTCCTCGCGCGCGTGCGCGTACATCTCGGAACGGCCGCTTTCAGTCTTATCCACATGAATCCAGTCCAGCACCGTTACATATGCGAATGACTTGCTTTTGCAGAATCCGGCGAGGTGCCCGCCCTCTGCTATGAATTGACAAAGCTCGGAGATTGCGGCTTTGTCAGGGGCGTCTGCCCATGCGCGGAACTGGCTTACCGTGGGCTGCGCTGTCTTCTTGGCGCTCATAGTGCAAGCATCCGAATCATGGGCTGACCTTCCCCATCCTCTCCAACTGCATAGCTTGCGCGCACTGCCGCGACCACAACCGGAACGTCAAATATGCGCCACTGGCCATCTGAAGGAGCCGCCGGGTCGGTAGACCGCGGGAAAAGTGAGAGCCTGAATATGTCTTCCTTCGCGTCTTTAGCATCCGAATGGGTCAACACAAACAGCAGGGGGCGGTTATAGCCCGCCTCAAGCATCCTGGAGATTTCGCGTAACACCCGATTCATGCCGTTCTCTCAAAAATATCGTCCTGCAACCCAACAGGCGTGCGAGTTACAGCCACCCGCCGCGGCCTCGGACGCCCTCTGATGCCTCTATCAGGCTCCACAAGCACTGTGGTTTTTTCGATGTTCAGGACATCCGGGTCGAATTCCTGCATGTGCTTGAGGTACTGCTCGGGGCAGTGCTTCTTGTAAAGAGCCAGGACAATGCGGGCGTCTGTGTCCTTGGGCTCCCCGCCGTCACTCCAGTGCTGGACAGTTCCGGTTGCTCGCCGGCCGCAGTGCACGGCTATCTTGTGCATCGAAATGCGTGCGGCCATGAGGTCGCGGATTATGCGAAACCAGTCTCTGCGTCGTTGGTTGCGGTGGTTCATTTCTTTGTATCCCTCACAGTTGCCAAATGGAATTTCCCGCACAGGCCGCACTTGTAGGGCTCCTGTGGGCAGTTGCCGTACCTCCGAGCGCCACGCTTACTGAAGTCCCGTGCTTCGTTTTTGGTCGGGAATTGGCGCTTTTCCAGACACATGCGCTGGGCGCGGGCCGGGGTGATGCTCCTGCCCAGTCTTTCTATGTGTGCCATGCCTTTGCGCATATCCGTCCTTTAGAGTTCTTTGAGGTAGTCGCGGAGCTTGTCCTCTGCCCGCTTTAAAAGCTCTGCCCGCATCTTTGGGGTCATTTGCCCGCCTCGGGCTAGGGTTCTGGCCTTCTCCTTCTGGCGGGAGAAGTTCTTGGCCATCTGGACTATTTCGTCTTGCTGGGTGCGGTTCAGCATGGGGTGGCCCATCTCTTGTCCCCCAGTTCCCGGCTAACCTTCAAAACCACGAAATGGCGGCTCTTCGAGGACTCGGGGCACAGGAATCCACTCCCCACCAAAGGGCTCGCAGCGGTTTGCGTGCCACTGCTCCAAGCGCGGCTCCTTGTAGCGACTGTCCGTCCACAGGCGAAGCTGTGTGGTTGCTTCAAGCACCTTGTTGACGCTGCTTCTTGGAATCTCGTTGTTCATACATTCCCTTTGTCAAACCACCTTGGCGAACAAATCCTCTTCCCGCATACACAGCAAGTCCTCACCATCGACCTTGACGGTCTGGCCGCTGTATTTGCCGAACAGCACGCGGTCGCCGACTTTCACGCCCACGGGACTGACTTCGCCCTTGTCGTTCTTCTTGCCTGGGCCAACGGCCAGCACTTCGCCTTGATCGGGCTTTTCAGCGGCGCTTTCAGCAAGAATGATTCCGGAGGGGAGTTCTGTCAGGGCCTCTACGCGCTTGACAATGATTCGGTCGGACAGTGGTTGCAATTTCATGAGTTTTCTCCTTTGTTAAACATTCCCCAGCCAGAGGGTTATCCTTTGGTCTGGGGGTGGGGTTACAGCTCGATTCGCTGGATGGTGGCCTGCAAGGTGCTGATTGAGTTCTGGATGCAGCCGTTGATGTGCGCCAGATCACGGCCCAAGATGGTTGACGGCACCGGGGGATTCAGCTTCTCGCTCTTGCCCTCCGTCTTTGGGTCTTGGGCCGTCACCTTTTCGATCCGGCCGACCAGAACGGCAACACACTTCTCCAGCACTTCGGCCGTATTCAGTAGCCGCTGAACCTGCGCCTCGACATCGCTCTGGCGGATTTCCTGGGGGACGGCTGCATTGCGCAACCCGTCGTAAGTCCCAGCGCCGACGCCCAGCATCGCGGCACCACCGGCATACGAACCAGCACTCTTAAGGTTTTGTCCAGAAATATCCATCTTCATTTCTCCGTTTTGTTGTGCACCTGTAGCCCAGGCTGCGAGGCATCGGGGTTAGAAGTAGCCGAGTAGTGCGCCAAATGGAGCAAGGAAAATACCAACGCCACGGGCAATGAACCATGTGTTGATGTCGCCACCAATCAGGCCGATGAATTTGATGAGGTTCCAGACCCAGCCGACCATGAACGCAAGCGTTACCAGCAGAACCAAGACCCCGCCAATGCCAGAAAAAGAAAAACCACGTTTTGCTCTCATTTATTTCTCCAGTTGTGCGCCCACATGCCGGGGCCGCTCGGCTTAAGCGTATTCAGGCTGTCTCGGTTCACTCAAAACAACCCCGTGCATGTCACAAAAGGCCAGCGCATAGGTAATCAGGCTGGCACTGCGCTTCACGCTCATAAGGGCCGTGGATTCGCGGATGTTCACGAACTCGCCCTCAAGGCCAGGGACAATCTCGAAGTCCTCAGCCGTGGCTTTTGAGTGGGCGGATACAAGCAAGACCTTCCATTGCTCAGCGGTGCGCGGCTTGCCTGCCCATGGGAGCCTTGATTTGCCAAGGTCTGAGCAGATCGCGTGAAACTTGGCGTTCTGGTCGGCGTTGCGGGTTGGGTCGCTGATTGCAACCATCTGTCCAACAGACGCGTCTTTCACGGCTGCGATAGCCCGCTGACGCACAGAATCCCCGACGATGAAGAAAATGCGCTTGCTCACATCGCCTCCCAATCTGCATAAGCAAGTGCAGGGGTGTAGCCAAGACCTATCCGAAGGCACTCAAGGCGCATGCTCTGGCAGTGCCATATGCCCATGTAGCGGTAGAGGCGGGGCTTCATGAGGCGTCTTCCGCCAAATGTTCGCGCTGCCAGCAATTCCAGCAGAACCACCGACCCTGGTTGCTGCTGTATGAAAGTTCTTCGTCTGGCGCGCCGCAATTAGGGCATTGGTCTTCGCGCTCCACCAAAAACTCATTAGTCATGTCGGGCCTCCGAGAAGTTTCCATGCTGTTGCCGCCACAATTGGTATTTGTCCATTCCCAGAGGCTTTAATCCGGTCTGGCCGATGGGCCATGCCATTAACCACTCTTGGAACTCGGGGTTCAATTTCTCGGAGGTAGGCCGAAATCCCTCGGGCTCCGGCCAAAATCGATCCCTCTTGCTTTTGCATGCTCTGTCGGTCATTCCGCGATAGTCGGCGTAACTCTTCAGCTTGCGCGAAAGCATCAGTAACTCTCCGTCGCTTCGAAATCCCCCGCAATTGGGAGTCGGCCAATATCCAGATTCGCCTCCGGATGGTGTCGAGTCCAACATGTCCACCGCCCAGCACTCCCCATCGAGCATCAAACCCCATTCGGGCCAAGTCCCCGAGAACACGGTGGAGTCCTCTAGAAGTGAGAATTGGGCTGTTTTCCACCCAGACGAATCGGGGTCGTACTTCACCCACGATGCGGGCCATTTCTCGCCACATTCCTGAGCGTTCTCCGTCAATGCCGGCTCCGGCGCCAGCTGCGGATATGTCTTGACAGGGAAACCCGCCAGAAACCACGTCAACAATGCCTCTCCATGGCTTTCCGTCAAAGGTTTGCACGTCATCCCATATCGGAGCAGCTTCGAAAAGGCCATCGTTTTGCCGCTGGGCGAGTACACCTGCGCAGTAGGGATTCCACTCCACTGCGCAGACGGTTCGCCATCCAAGCAATTTCCCGCCGAGTATTCCGCCACCAGCGCCTGCGAAAAGAGCCAGCTCATTCATATCTCGCTTTCATGCCGTCAACCTCGCATGCGCCCGGCGCGTTTTCTTTGCAAACACTGCCCTCAGGCGCTCCAAATACTCCCGGCTGTACCTGACAACTTGGTTCTGCGATTTGAGCCAGTCCACGCACTCCTGACCACGCAGCGCAACAAGTCGGGGCGTGTAGGCCTCAATGTTTCCGCTCAGGTGGTGATTGCAGATCGAGCAGGCCTTGTGGATGTTCTTGAGGTTGAACCGGACAGCACTTGCAGCCCCAACACTGCGAAAGTGCGATGCGTGCCACTGACCATCCCAACTCGCCGGCCTGTCGCAGCTGATGCAGCCCTTATCCCAATCCCGGGCGCGAACGTAGGAGTTCACCGCAGCTTCCGCACGCTTTTCCAGTTTGGCGATGGGCTCAAGTTCGGCAAGCCTGGTCTTTATCACCTTGCGCTCAGCCCTTTGCTTTGCAGCTTCGGCCTTTGCCTTCTTGACCTTCTGAGCCTCAAGCCAAGGATCAATGCAGGCGTCATGAATGACGTGGCGCGCCTTGTCCTCTGGCATGCGCTCACGGCAGTGCTTGCATTTATTTGGTTTGGTGGAGCGGATCATTGAACAGCCTCGTAAACCGAACGGCAGCGCAAAGAGCCGCCATGTCTTATCCTGCGAACCGCCCCCACCTGCTCCAGCATCGAAAGCGCCCATGTGCATGTTCGATACTTCCATCCGGTGATTTCCTGGAACTCGCCCAAATCCAGCGGGCCGTGGCGAAGTAGCTGGTAGGCGGCGTGTGTCCTTGTCATGCGATCACCGTGCCTTTCAGTTTTGCAATCTGCTCCCGGATGTTTTCAGGGATTGGCGCTGCATTCTTGCTGTCCTGCTCTCGGCGGATTAGCTCGGGGTCGCGCTCCTGCTTGCCGGGGACGGTGGCGTTTGGTGCGGGCTTGGCGAACTTGTTTGCGTGCTCCGTCAGCCAATCAGCCTTGAAGCCCTGCCATGAGCGTTCGCAGCACATTTCGATTCCCTGTTGAAAAGTCAGTCCTGCTTTTTGAATCTCGCGCCGGAGTCCGGCCAATGCGGTGTCCGTCATCGGGGCCTTCTTCGCCACCCGAATCTTCATGAAGTCTTTCCAAACAGAAATCGATACGCCTTCGGGCGTTTCTGTCTTTGTCTCTCTCTTTGCCTCTGTCTCTCCCTCTGTCTCTGGTACAGCAACTTGCTGGCAGTCTGCTAGCACGGCGCTATCAGCTTGCGCCACTAGGAAAAAACCCTTATCAATCAACGGCTGAAGCCCGGCGATGATGTCTTTTAAGTTTGTGCGCAGGCGAAATGCCAATTCTTCATGCGTGCCATCAAAGGAGCCGTCTTTGCTCTCACTTGCAAGCAGCCACAACATGGGCGCTAGCGCTCTGCTAGCGAGTGGCAAGCCTTGATACACGCGGTCATCAAGCAGCTTTTTGTGCAGCTTTATCCACGGCGGTGCGCGATCTTTGTAGTGCTGGAACTCGGCCCAGTTCTTGGGGATGAGGATCACTTGATAAACTCCTCCATTGTTTTTCTGCCCTTGCGCCGATTGCATGAATTGCAAAGCGCCTGGAGGTTGGCAAGCTCGCATGAGCCGCCGCGAATAATGGGCGTCTTGTGATCAATCTCAAGGCGGTCGGTGGAGCCGCAGACGGCGCACTTGCCAGCGCTAAGCACCTCAGCCCGCACCTTTAATCCGAGACTCTTACGCCGCGCGCTAACGTCGCAAAACTCATGAAGCGTTAGAACGCCATTGCTATCAGCTAGCCAACCAACATGGGCGAGGGCCTCTGCGAAACCGGGGGACTGTAGATAGGCGTCAATTAGCTTGGGTGCGGCGCTCAGCTTTCCGTATTTGCCATGCACAGCAAACCATCCGGCAAGCCGGTAAAGATCAACCAGCACATCGCGCCGGTCGCAGCCCATCCGGTCCGCCATGCGGTCAACCTTGAACGCGCTAGGCAGATCGGCGCGCATCTTGATCCAGTCGCCAGCCATATCAGCGCACCAATCCCCAAATACGACCGCCGGCCGTCCCATGCCCCTTTTCCCGCATGCAGTAGCCCACGGTCTGGATCAGGTGCTTGCGGGCCAGGCTGGCAAACACTCCACCAAAAGCGCGCTGATCGTGTGGGCGGGCGCCGTGGGCAATAGCGACGTTGGTTAAGGTTTCCCCGCTTGCCTGCCCTACCACCCGCAGATGCGCCAGGATCGCTTCCTGGGCCTTCTGTACGAAGGTTGGGTCAGAGCGAAGGGCTTTGTCTGTGCAAGCCTCAGAAGCGGCTTTTCCTGCTTCGCGGGCATCGAAGTTAATGCTCATCTGGTTGGATGGGGTCATGATTTATTCCTCCATGTGCAGCACTTTTCATAGAGGCAGAAGTAAACGGCCCCGATGGCGATTGCTAGCAAGGCCCTCCACCACTGGCCACCGAGCAGCTCTGCAGCAGCAAGGAACGCCCAAATAACGCCAGTTGCGTAGAACATAAAACGCCAGCGGTACATTTCTGGTTTGAGCAGAGCAATCAATGTGCGAAGGCCGCTCATCCCAGCACCTCAGGTGTTTCAGGTTTGGGGGCGGATTTTTGTTCTCTGATGAGTTCATCAACAAACGCGCTAAGGGCCGTGCGACTTCCGATGCACTCAGCGAGAAAATCCATGGTCACCTCGTCCTTGCAGGTACACAGGAACTCGTAACGCTCGGCGTCAGTTATCTCACCCACTTGCGGTGCTTGTGGTTGGGTGGCGAGAGCGGCTTGCCATGCCAGCCAGAATGCCCGGGTGAATGGTTGTTTGTAGCTGCCATCTGGATCGCGCTGCAGGGAATCCGAACACCAAGCCTCAAACTCTTTTCGCATCTGTTCACTCATGTCTACTCCTAGCAGCTCAAGCCGCGACTTTTGATTTCACGGGAAGGATCAGGGCGAACAGGTTGTTTCGCCTGGATTGGCAATGGCGCTCTTTGGCTTGAGCCAACGTGGGTGCGCGGTGGGGTTGGCTTGGGGGTCATGCTGTGACTCCTGTTGCTTTGGCGATGGCAAGTTGTCCGGAAATTTGGGCATCTGACCAGCGTTCGCACCAGCCGGGGATCTTGTCGGTGTTGGGCCAGACGCGCAGA